CTTGCAGTTCATCGCCATCCAACCCGATCTTCACCGAATGCTGCACAGGCTTTGTAATAGGACGGATATAACTATGCCCACCGGACACATAGGTTTTCACCAAGGGGATATCTTTCGCCAGCCCATCACCAATCGCAATCACCTGATCGGCAAAACTTACCTCGGCAGAGGCACGACCAGATTTGAAATCCGCCCAATCCTTCCAACGAAAGCCAAAGAGCTGTCCACGACGTGCCTCAAAGAACGCAATCAGCACTTCAACATCGTCTAGCGATCGCATCCCCAACCCAGCATCATAGCGACGACGCGAATGCGCCCAAGGGGTGTTACGTTCTTCAAACCCGTTGGCAAGCGTCACCACATCTGTGCGCCGCTCAGGCCCGCCAAGCGAACCAAAACTAAGGTTGGCAGGAAATCTAACTTCATGAAACCCCATGGGAATACCCTCCATTCGTCAAAGAAAAAGGGCCGGAAAAATCCGTGCCCCTAATTCATCGCTGCAATTAAATTATTGGTTACGTCACCGATTTCGAGCTCCCTGCCCCAAAGCGCGGCTCATCTGGGCTGCAATTTGGCTGCGCGAGCGCTGGAACCCGCCCACATCCGGGGTTGAGATGTTCATCACCACCTGCACAGGTTGCGAATTGCCACCTTCCGCCCGCACCCCAAGCTTCCCATCCGCACCACGCGTGAGCGGCATAATCGCCTCAGGCCCCGCTTCGCCCATCAAGCCCATGCCCCCACGCATCGGGAAATTCGTCGGGCCACTGACCACACCGCCATTAGCAAAGGGAGTCACCCGCCCTTGGGCAAAAGATCCGCCATCTGCAAATTGGAACAGACCGCTAAACAATCCGTTCATCCCTTCGCCGATCAAACCACCCAAACGGTCCGTCACCGGTTTAACCGAGATCGAATAAGCCGTGTTCAGCATTGATTTCGCAACGCTATCCAAGGCCGTCGACAGTTTATCACCGTCAAAAACCAACCCATCGATCGAGCTTTTCAAACCGCGCGATACCCCACGACTTAACGCCGCCACCTCTTTGGCTGTTCCGCCAAGTGAATCATCCAAGCGTGCCAGTTCATTGCCAAAGGCTTGCGTCATTCCAGTGGTCGCGCCCAGCGTCGTTTCCAGCGTCTCAAGGCTTTGGTCAAGACCGTCTACTTCATCAAATTCCGCCATTTATCTCTCCGTTCATCAGCTTGTGGGAGGGCCCGCAGGCTCATCCGGGAAATCTGCCAGCAACTCATCCAACCGCCCCCGACTTAATGCCCGCCCCTGACCTTCATGCCCCAGCATCAACATCAACTCTGCCGGGGTCAGCTGCCAGAACTCCCATGGTTTCAACCCGCCGCCACGCATTCCAGCCCGCATCAGAACCGTCCAGCTAAATCCAGGCGCTCCCCCCATCAGGTTGCCCCCTCATCCGGCAAGGCAAAGGCACGGGCCAACAATTGCGCAGCCACACGGGCGGCCTCAAGCGGACCTCCCGCGATCTCAGCATCAATCAAGTCACCCACCTGACCATGCCACCCACCACCACGCAAGCCGGCCACAATTAACGCCAGCACATCACGGGTTGAAAACGCCCGTGTTTCAAAACGTTCTACCAGTTGCACAAGCGTGCCAGTTTCCAGTGTTGCCTCAAGTTCCGCCAAGGCACCCAAGGTCAGTTTCAACACCTGTCGTTCCCCGTTCAAGGTCAGCGCCACTTCTCCGGTCCAAGGGTTTGCCATATTAAAGCGCCGTGAACGTCAGAGCACCCGCGCTGGCCATCGACAACTCATAGGTCGCCTCACCATTATGCGAGCCACTATATTCAATTGCGGTCACCATAAACGCCCCCTCAATTACGCCGAAATTCGGTATAATCACCTGAAACTCCGGCGTTTCACCGTCAAAAAAGATCTGACGGGCACGTTCATCAGTGCCTTCATCCTTGAACACACCAGATCCCGAAATCGCAGCCGATTTCACACCGGCACCGCCCAGAAGTTCACGCCAGCCCCCCTGGCTTTCAAGGCTGGTGACATCCACCGTTTCCGCGTTAAAGCTGATCCGCGTGGCCCGCAGGCCTGCCACTGTCTCAAACAGGCCCGCGCCCGTCATATCCATCTTGATCAGCAGATCTTTACCATTTTGAGCAACCATAGGTCTTCTCCGGTCATTATAAGATTAATTGTCTTCCACGCGGGCGCGGAAACGAATGTCGATCCGCCGGGTTTCCCCAACGCCCACACGGCGGGCTGTAGCCCGATCAAATCGGAAATAAATCAACGTGCCGCGCGCGAGGATAAGCTCTGCATCAATCAGCGCATCCGAGACCACAGCAGCCACATCTTTCGCTGTTTGAAAGCCCGCCTCATCGGTCACAACGCTGATCGTGACAAAGTGCAAAGCGCCCGCCCCCGTTTGATCCGATCGATCACGCACATCCTCCGGGCCAAGGCTGACATAGGTCGCAGGGACAGTCCCTGCAGGCACCGTGTCATAGATCGCTGCACCCACCAGCAAGGCCAGATCACTATTTGCCGCCAGCCGCTGATACACAGCGGATTGCAAAGCAGAAGCAACTGCATAACTCATGACGCCACCTCTTCCTCTGCATGGCACATCAGGTATTGCCCGCGTTGATCCGCTTCTTTCACCGCCGTTATGCGCCAGATACGCGCCCCATCGGTAAAGCGTTGCTCAGGGCGTGGCCGTGATGGTGCACCTTCAGGGGCACCGCGCACCAAAACATTGTATCGCACGGTTGACCGCGTCGCGAGGTTACTGGCCTTTTCCCGTCCACTTGCAGCGTGGACCTGCGCCCAAAGCTGCCCTTGCGCGACCCAAGTCTGAATCCATCCACCTGCGCCATCAGGATTCAACACCGGGCTCTCCAACGTCAGTTTTTTGTTCAAAATGGGTGTCACTTGGCACCCCCCAATGATCGGACAGTGCGAAAGCGTGAAATCAGCATTTCAACACCCGCAGGAAGGTTCCCTTCATCCGACCCGTCGCGGTGTTCATATAAATATGCCGCCAGCAAAAAAACCGCTTGGGCCAAATCCGCAGGCACGTCACCCCATGCCGCGCCATACCCGCCCTGAAAGCCGATCTCAGCTCCACCCGCAGCAGGAATTGCAGGCAACCGGCCATTGGTAGCCACAATACGCGGGCGATAGTCGTCCTCTTGCAAACGATACTGCGTCAGATCAAATACCGTAACACTGCCTGTGCGATCGACGATTTCGAGGCTGATCAGCGCTGTCACCGGGGCCACCGGCAAGGCTTGGCATTCCAAGTCCCGCCAGCCCGTGATGCGCCACAGGAAATCCCGTGTCAGTAACACCTTCCCGATCCGGACCTCAATTGAGGTCAACGCCGCTCGCAAAGCGCGTTCCAACACGCCATCTTGCACTGCGTCATCGGCAAACCCGGTGCCCAGACGCAGATGGTCCCTGAATTCGGCCAATGGCAACGAAAGCGAGGGAACCGTGGTCTGCTCGATTAACATCATGAAAAATCTCCGAAAATCTCTGCCCCTCCCAGACCAGGAAACCCAGTCTCTGAATGACGCGCGCCGTCCATATTGCCCGAACGGAGGGGAGCAGCTGGAAAACATGGGTAGATACAGCGCGCGCCGCATGTCAGGGACAATCAGCCCCCGACATACATCGCAGTGATTAGCTCACCGCGAATTTCAGCAGCTTAATCGCCGCGTAATCGCTTACGTCACCGCCAACACGTTTGGTTGCATAAAACAGGACATGCGGCTTGGCAGAGAACGGGTCACGCAGGACACGCAGATCTGGGCGCTCAGCCACCGTATAACCTGACCCAAAATCACCAAAGGCAATCGCATGGGTGCCAGAGGCAATATCAGGCATGTCTTCTGCGATCAGAACCGGATAACCCATCAAGCGTGCAGGCTCACCCGCTGCCAGACCATCTGACCACAAGAAACGACCATCCGCGTCTTTCATCTTACGCACGGCACCCGCAGTTTTGGAATTCATCACAAAGGACGCATCGGCACGGTATTCCGCCCCCAGCGCATAGACCAGATCCACGATGGAGTTTGCCGGTGTCGCACCGTCAAAATCGCCATCCGCGCCAGTCGCGACATAGCCAAGGTTGCCCCAAGTCCAAGCTGCATCATCAACAATGGTATGATTCAAGAAACCACGTGGCTTATCCGCACCATCACCATTGATAAAGGCCGCGGCTTCCGCCCGGGAAAACTTATCGGCAATGCGGCCCGCCAGCCAAGTTTCAATGTCAAACGCCGCATCATCCAGCAGACGCTGCGACGCCTTCGGCAGCGCAGAAAGCTCATGCAAAGCAATGGAAATGCGATCAAACTGTGGGGAAGATGTCTCAATCGTTGCACCGGCTTCATCCGCCCAACCCGCGCCAAGCTCCGTGTGGTCAACCAGCACATCATAAGACGTTGCTTCAACATTCACCACATTCGCAATGGACCGCAGCGACGCAGATGACTTCAACACAGACATAATCGTATCCGAGGTCTGCGGGTCCACCAAATAGCCGCCATCAGCCGCAACAGCCGTGGTCATGGACTTGCCTTCAACTTCAAGGCTACGCATCGCATCCTCGTCCCCGGAACGCAGATAGGCGTTGAAAGCCTTCTGGTGCGGCACCTCGATCTCAGCAGCGGCAGAAAGGGCGGGACGCCCGGTGATTACAGATTTACGTTCAAACATGTTCAGTTTGTCTTCCTGTTGTTGAAGCTTGGAATTGATATCGCTCATGAAACCCTCGAGCGCGGTTTTCACCTCCGCGACGGGGGTCAGGTTCTCGAGATGGGAAGCAGGCACACCGCCCCCATTCCGAGCCTTCGTCTCGGTCTTCTCCATTCAGATTTTCCTTGTTCTGATCGGGCCTCAGTGTCTAACGACCTCCTAAAACCCAGAGAGGTTCAGGCCTCGCGCTCGTCGCGGGCCAAGGTCAGGCGGGCGGCTTCAATTGCCCCCGCCAGGTCTCGCAGATCATTGGCTTCAGGCGTGTCGCCTTTCGCCCCGATCCGCGCCTCCGGCAGCATTGGAAAAGTC